GGGTAAAATTGAAGTTAAAACTGACCATGGAACATTTACGGGGAATGTATTGTTTAACTATAATCCTGCGTTAAATGGTGTTAGTTCATTATCACCAGGAGATGCTACAAATCCAACAATTGCAAATACAACAACAACGCAATTGGCAAATGTGGAATCAATTAATACAAACCCACAAACTACTGGACCTTTGACATTATTATCTACAACAGAAGATATTTTTAATGGAGAAATAACAAATAAATTAACAGTTAACGTTAATCCTAATGCAGGTACATGGACTGTACAAAGTGGTGTTGAGATGAATATATCCGTATTTGACGAAGTTATAACAAACAATACTAAAACCAAAAAATTAAATAGGGAAGCAAAAACAATCCTTCTTAATAATGTTACTAATAATGTGTTTAATATAACATATAGTGAAGTTGGAGATATTCTTATTAATAAACCTATTGAACCATTTAAAACGTTACCTATTAAAGGTGGTCAAATAGTTAAAATACAATTTGTTGTTTATGCAATAGCCGCAGATAAAGTTAAATACCCAAAACCAGTGGAACAAGCATTCAACTTCAATTTTACTCGTTCAGGAGATAATGTAACTACAAAGAAACTAACGTATCCAGAAAAACCATTGTCGATTACTTTAATTGGGGAAAGTGATGTATTACAAGGAAATGGACCCGAATACTTTAATATTAAAAAACCTGCGGGAGGTTATATAACATATAAATTTAACGCCCCTGAGTTTAAAGTTGCTGACTATGGTATTAATGCAATTGTGGGATTAGATGGATTCCCTGTATCATCATCATCGTCACTTGGGGAAGATACAAAATTAACATATGTAACAACCGTGAATTCAAAAGGAACATTCAATTTAAAGGTAGAGTATCGACCATATGGATTTACTGCACCAAAAGATGGAGAGGTATTAACACAAACAGTATTAAGTCCTCCATTCACTTTATAACATAACAACATATTTATATAAAAAGATTCTTATGAACATAAAATCAGCATTAGATAATTACTTAGGAAAATCGACAAGATATTCTGAAGAAGATAACGGAGACGGAACAAAACAAGTATGTGACTTAGACACAGGGGATTGTTATACCGTTAGAGAAAGAGACGGGCTAATTGAAAGAGCGGGTCATCAAGTTAACGCTAACAGAAAAGTTAGAGTGGAAACCTCAAGAGGAATAAAACAACTATTAAACGGATAAAACAAATGAGTTTAGATAAAAAAATATTAAGTGAGATTGATAGATACAGAAGTATCAATCAATATATCATGGAACAAGCTGCTGAAGTTGCGACACCTGAACAAGATTTAGGGGCATTAGCACCATTACCTGGAGACGTAGGGGCAGGAGCTCCACCACCTCCAGCAGATGCAGGAGCGGTACCGCCTCCAGCTCCAGCAGGTGGAGAACCGTTAGACGTTGAAAACGACCCTGACGTTGAAAAACTTAATGATGACGGAGAGCCTGAAGAAAAAAGTGGTGAAGGTGAATCTGAAGAACTTGATATTACAGAATTAGTAGACTCACAAAAAAGCATTGAAACAAAACAAGAAGAATATTTTAACAATCTATTTGGACAATTAAATGATTTACAATCAAGACTTGGAGAGATGGATAACATCATGAATAAATTAAATTCACTTGAAGCTAAGATTGAAAAATACAGAGAAAAAACTCCACAAGAAAAATTAGAATTAAGAACTTACGACTCATATCCATTCAACCAAAAACTTTCACAATTTTTTGATGATAAATCAGAGGAAATGGAAAAGACAGGAAAAAATGATTATATTTTAACAGCTGACGAGGTCAAAGACATTAACGTAGCAGACATTAAAAGTTCATTCCAACCTGGAGGAGCTCCCCAAACGGACACATACAAAACTTCATTTAAATAATTTAAAGGTGTCGAAAGACACCTTTTTTATTTGACAAAACGAATAGACTCACCTATAATTGTATAACACATTTAATAATTTAAAACTTAAAAAACATGAGTTCATTAGACGCCGTATTGGCACAGTACGAAAAAACACAAAGCGCATCGGGCGGGGCCCAAAGTAAAATGTCGCAAGACGAAAGAATGAAAAGGTATTTCGCTTTAATCCTTGGGGATAAAGAGAAGTCAGGTCAGAGAAGAGTAAGAATTCTTCCTACTACAGATGGTTCTTCACCATTTAAAGAAGCATGGTACCACGAAATCCAAGTAGGTGGTCAATGGCAAAAGTTCTACGACCCAGGTAAGAACGATAACGAACGTTCACCTTTAAACGAGGTTTACGAAGAGTTAATTGCAACGGGTAAAGAGTCTGACAAATTGTTAGCAGCTCAATACCGTTCTCGTAAATTTTATATCGTTAAGGTTATCGACAGAGACCACGAAGAAGACGGTCCAAAATTTTGGAGATTCAAACACAATTACAAGAATGATGGTATCTTAGATAAACTCATTCCAATTTGGAGAAACAAAGGTGACATCACTGATGCTGAAAAAGGTCGTGATTTAATCATCGAGTTATCTAAAGCTAAAACTCCAAAAGGTAAGGAGTACACAACTGTATCTACAATTATGTACGACGACCCAGCTCCTGTTCATACAGACGCCGCACAAGCAAGTGCGTGGATTAATAATGAGTTAACTTGGTTAGACGTTTATTCTAAAAAACCTATTGACTACCTTGAGGCTATTGCTCGTGGAGAGACTCCAAAATGGGATACTGAAAAGGGTGGATATGTTTACGAAAGTAATTCAGTAGCTACCGAGTCTTTTGGTGGTGGAACTTCTAAATCTACACCAGCTGTAACTTTAGACCCACAATCAGATGACGAACCAGATTCAGACCTCCCATTTTAAAATGGTAAAAATACCTTTCTAATCTTTCTAGATATTTATAATTAAATACTAGAAAGATTATGGAGGAAATTACAGAAAAAAAATGTTTCAAATGTAACGAAATATTACCAATCACGCATTTTTATAAACATAAAGAAATGGCTGATGGCTATTTAGGTAAATGTAAAGAGTGTACAAAAATTGATGTTAGGACAAGAGAGATTGAATTAAAAAACAATCCAGAGTGGATAGAAAAAGAACGAGAAAGAAATAGAGAAAAGTATTATAGATTGAATTATAAAGGACTCTTTAATCCATCGACAGAAAAGAAAAGAGAAACAATGAAGAAATATCGACAGAAGTTTCCTGAAAAATATATGGCGTCTAGATATACAGAACTTTATTTAACAAAAATACAAGGATTTCATCTACATCATTGGTCATATAATCAAGAAGATTGGTTAGACATAGTTCAATTATCTATTCAAGAACATAATTTTTTACATCGACATTTAACTTATGTTCCTGAATTAATGGTATACAAAACAAAAAAAGACGAGTTACTTGACACAAAAGAAAAACATCTGAATTTTTATCAAAGTTTAAAAAATAAAATACATGACGTTTAAAGAAGAAATTGACTTACAGTTAAAAGACAATAAAGTATTGTCCTATGAAATCTTGAGTCAATTAAAAGACAAAGGATACTTCTCAGGTAGAGGTAAACAAATCGGTGATACTGTTTTGTTTGGTATGTTAAAAGAGGAAAGTGAAGAAGGAGAATTAAACCTAAGATTAGTAACCTTTCACGAAGAGGAGATAGGAGTTTTATATGAAGAAGATAATTTTTTCTATAATAAAACAAAGGCAAATAAATTACCGAATATTAAAAGAATAGAAAATGGCAATTAAGAAAAATGATTTTAAGTCTATCAAAGACAAATTCTCGACTTCAGCAAAGTATAAACCTCAAAGGTTTTTTGACTTAGGTCCTGATTTCTTAGATGCAGTTGGTCTACCAGGTCCTGCTATTGGACACTTGAATATGTTACTTGGTCACTCAGATACAGGTAAGACAACAGCACTTGTAAAGACTGCGGTTGATGCTCAAAAGAAAGGTATACTTCCTGTGTTTATTATTACAGAACAAAAATGGTCATTTGAACACGCCAAATTAATGGGGTTTGATTGTAATGAAGTAGTTGATGAAGAAACGGGTGAGTTAGACTGGGATGGGTTTTATATTTTCAATAACAATTTTAACTACATTGAACAAATTACCGATTATATCAACAACTTGTTAGATGAACAAGAGAAAGGTAATTTG